GTGCTCAAAGGCCTGCCGGCGGTCGATTACTCCGCACGCGACATCATCTACCGGCCGCGCAATGTGCGGGCGCACCGCGTCTACGGCTATTCGCCGGTGCAGCAGGTGCTGATGACCGTCAACATCGCGCTACGCCGCCAGCTCTGGCAATTGGACTATTACTCTGAAGGCTCGATCCCCGACGCACTGATCGGGGTGCCGGCCGGCTGGACGCCCGACCAGATCAAGCAATTCCAGGATTATTGGGACACCGAGTTCTCAGGCGACCTGGCGCGACGCCGCCGCGCCAAGTTCGTGCCGGGCGAGACCGCGGCCCACGTGGTGCAGACCAAGGAGCCCGAGCACAAGGACGACTTCGACGAATGGCTCGCCCGTATCATCTGCTACGCATTCTCGGTGCCGCCGCAATGGGCGACCAAGGTGATGAACCGCGCCACCGCCGATAACCAATCGGCGCAGGCGGAAGACGAGGGTCTCGATCCGACCAAGGAGTGGGTGAAGGACCTCATCGACGAAATCATCACCGAAGAGTTCGCCTCGCCCGATCTCGAACTGGTCTGGCTCGGCGAAGACGACAACGATGCCGGCAAGGCCGAAGCGGCGCTGGAATCGCGCCTCAAGATCGGCGCGGTGACGCTCAATGAGCTGCGCGACGCGCTTGGCCTCGACCCATACACCAACGCCGCCGCCGACCGCCCCATGGTGCTCACCGCTACAGGCTATGTGCCGATCGAGGCGAATGCCGGAGCCGATGCGGGCGCTAAGGCGAGCCCATCGGCGAACAGCACTGGGCCGCACGCCGCGAAATCCGGGTATTGGCAGACGGCATGCACAGTCCTCACCAAGGACTACGACCCCGATCAGCCCCGCGTGCCGGCGGGCAATGCCGGAGGCGGGCAGTGGACGAGCGATGGTTCTGTTGGATTAGAAACGTCTACTGGCAAAAGAGACTCCGACCGGAGTGAACCGCCCACCGCGCACTCCAATGGTTCACAAATACTTTCTGATGCGACACCGGATAATACGTGGATTCCGAGCGCGCAATACGCAGGCGGTATCGAGGAAGGCGAGGGTGAAAGTCGAATCCGTGGAGAACCGGCCGAAGGAACACCTGCGCAAGAAGCAAGACTCACAGTTGCTGAGGCTCGGTGGCGGGACGCAGTCTCTCAGGTGCAAACCCTCGACCCAAACTGGAAGCCCACTCCAGGGCTCTATGAAACCATTGAGGGGCAGATCACCGACCTCGAAGCGCAGACGCGAGAGGCAGAGAACCGTTTCTCCGAGCTCCAGCGCAACGGTGCCTGCCCGGGGCCGTTTGCAGCCGACTCTATACCAGCCCGCGGCCCGGGCCGTGATTTCACAGACGAAGAACGTGATGAAATCAATCACATTGGCGTCGAGGCCGGCTGCCACACGTGCGGAACGAGAAACCCAGGTACATCGTCGGGTAACTTCGTGCTCGACCATCAGCCGCCGAATGCATTGAATCTTTCTGGTGGCGCACAAAGGTTGTATCCTCAGTGTCTGACTTGCAGTTTGCGGCAAGGTGGGTACATACGCCAATACTTTAAGGGCGATCGATGATGGCACAGACAATTAAAACTGCTCCGCCGAACTCTCTTATATTTGTCACTGACGCTCAGGGTGGCTCCGTGCCTGATCCGAATAAAATAGCGCGGGAAGCAGGCATCACGGCGACCAGCTCTTGTGTAGTTGTGTGTTGCCTGGCGGAAATGGACGGTAAGACGGAGATCACGATGGGGCCAACCGGCGAGGTGAATCCGGGCCAGGAACCGGACTTCGATGGTAAGTTGGCAACGCCTACTGGCACCGTTGTAATCTCAACGACTGAGCGAGAAACATTACTCGAAGCAAACGTGCGGACTTTGCAGACTCAGATACGCATTTGGACTAATCGCGCGAGGGAACCCGACAGAGTGATCGTCGGGATTGGATAAGTTTGCGCGAGCGAGACATCGCGCTGCGCCGCCAGCTCTGGCAATTGGACTACTAGCGCCTCACCCGATCTGGAATTCGTCTGGCCATCGGAACACGACAACGACCTCGGCAAGGAAGAGGCGGCGGCGCGCTGGTGGCGCGCGTACAACTCGGCGCGCACGGGGCGCTATCGTCATGCATCTGGCCGGCGGGGCAGGCGACTGACCGCAGCGATGAAAGGCTGTGAAAGGCCTGCGATCGCACACATCATGGTCTGCATCATGGGAGCGACTGTCGTGGGGTAACTACCGCCATTTATCTTGGCTGCCATGTAAAGGAAGGAACCCTTCGTTTTTTTGTCCGCCTGCAGGACGTTGGCGTCACGGCTTAGCGACAGGTAGCCGCCCTTCGCGCTGTTATCGATTGAGACACCGGCGGCGAGCGTGAGGGGTTCGCTAAACGCGCTGGTCCAATCCGCGTCTGTCGAAATAGTCGCAATGGCTTCGATTTGCGGATCGCCTGACAGACCCGATACGCCAGCCGTCCACTTTTGCGCCAGAGCGGCAAGAACCGGATTCCCGCCGGCCGCCCTGCTCAGTATGTAATTGATGAGCAGCTTGTAATCCGAGCGCCAAGTCGTCTGGATGACCCCACGCCCTCGAAACTTATAGAAATCGGCCGCCATCACGAACCCATTGACGGTCGGGTCGACTAAAGTCGAGGGGTAAGACGCCGGCCACGCTTGGCCAGACCATGCCGGGTCGATACCGCCCGGATTATTCAGTACTGCTACCGAGCCGGCCAGGCCCCCGTGTTGCTTCAAAAAATAGGGGTCCGCGAAGAGCTGATGCGCGATTTTGTTCGGTGATGTGTTGTAGGACTGTTTCAGGCCGGCAATCTTATCGAAGGCATATGCCAGCCCCGGGTGAGGCCGATTCTGACCGTTCATCTCCTCCGGGGCGGCGGTAAGATCTCCGGTCGTCTCCTGTATGTTGATGCTCATCAGTGCGCAAAATTCGATCGCCGAAATTTGCGGGCGGCTGAATGTGATCGGGATTTGATCCCAAAACTGGGTAAAGTGCTGATTTATGGTAGCGGTGTTTTGCGCCCGTCCGCGATGTCGGAAGGCGCCGGTCGCGGCAAGGACTGAATTATACCAGGCGAAGAAGCCGCCTTGTGGCGCGAACACTGAAACGACATCGGCAGAATTGCGCAGGACAATGTCGGCACACATGTCCACGACCTGTTGGCTGAACGGAGGAATAATCGCGGCGAGCAAAGCCGGCGCGGCGGCAGGAGCGGGGGCCGCGGTGGCGCCGCTAGTGTCCAAAGGGCCGAAAGCGCCGGCCCAAGCATAGCTGCTGCCGGACGTCCGGTACCACTGCGGATTGCCCTGCACATTGTCGCCGACCGCGATGGCTTCGACCGGAATCGACATTTGCGCGCTGAGCTTCCGCAACACCGGGGCTTGCACGCTCGGCGCTCCCTGGCGCAGGTTGACTTTCACATTGGCTGTCGCTTGTCCCGAAATCGGAATTTCGGCAGTCTGTGCCATCACGATCATCCTACCGCGTCGTCCGATGATGAGGTGGCGGGCACGGAAGGTGAAGCAACCGCAGCCGTGCCACCCGAAAGTTGTCCGACGAATCCTTCGATGAAGTCCGTGCCGGCATAGCCGGCCGTAGCGATTCCGAGCAACTGCTCTTGCGAGATTTGTCCGGTGTCGGGGAGGACCGTTATCGCCGCAAACGCTCCGGCGACGCCGCCGATGGCGAACGAGATCAGAAGCCATACGCCATTACAAAGACAGTTCGTCGGCTGTGTTTGATGGTCGTTCAGCTTCTTGAGCTCGACAATGGTTCTTGCGCCCTGGCCGAGAGCGCCGAGGATGATGCCTACCACGAGGAGTCCAAGCCAGCCGCCGGGGATCATGTCACGTCCTCGCTTGTTGGGTCGCACCTATTAAGCAACGTGGAAACTGCCGAAGCCGCCAGCCGCCTCGTGATCTGCCTTATCGTGCGGCCACGACTATCGGATCGATCGAGGGCGGAGACGCAGCCGCCACCAGAAAGTTCTGCACCAGCTGGTCTTCGCCGGCGCGCAGCGGATAGACATAAGTGCCGTCTCCAAACAGGACATGAGAGACGATAATGGTTGCGACCGGCGCGTTGCCGCCGGCGCCTCTCTGGACCGACAGGTCGATCTCGGCAATTAGGTACGAGCAGGTCAAACTCAGCGCCGCCGGATTGGCCTGAACGCCGGTGACGTCGTAATCCCCATTATTTCCGGGCGCGACGATGGTGATATGGGCCGTATCGGCGCCGGTCTTGGTCAGCGTGATCGTCCGCGTCACGCCGTTAGCGTCGGAGTGGATGGTGATGGTGGGGTTCATAGTCTCGTTCTCAGGGCCTTTGCCGGCATATCTCTAATTTCCGAAACGCCGACGAGTGTTACATCATTGCCGTCAAATCTTTGCGCTGAGGCTCGCGAGATATTGGTTCGTCATCGTGCCGCTGTTTTCATCGAGTCCGCGGTTATAGCTAAACTTCAGACCAACATTACCCGCCTCATCGAGCCGATAGTTGATGGCGCTCGTCCACCAATAGGAACCATGGCCGGTATACCCCTCGTACCAAGGGTGAAAAGTTGTGTTTAACGCAAGCCGATCCCAAAAATCATCCCCACCTCCTGCAAAAGGCTTCACCAGAAGGGTAAGATCGGGACCTATACGTAACGATTGCGACTTGCCTGAAAACTGCAGGGGATTTTTAGGATCGGTGGTGCTGGCGTACTGAAATTTTATGTCGGGATCGAATTGATAGCGTATAGCGCCGCCGAATAAAGGATAAACGGTCCAAAATCCAAGGCTGGAAAGAGCGGGGATGTATTCCCCCATCACCGCGACCGCAGTTGTATCCTTGATAGCGTCCCAAACGGCGTTTGGGGTGACTCGAAAGAACTGGTAATCGTTACCTGCGGTATAGCCGAGCTCGCCGGAGAAGCCGGCGGTGCGTGTGTCGGCGTTGTTCTTCTTGGCCAGTTGCGCGTTGGAATTGTAGCTGGAGTTATCCTCGACATAGAAGGCGAAACTTTTATCGAACCACCGGCCCGGACTATTTCCAGGGGCGAATAGATCGATGTCGGAATAGACTATCGCCGCCAATCCTTTCGTCGCCCAGATCCGGTCTTTTGCGACATAATCGTCTGAGTAGGAGATGGACGATCCTGTCGCTTGTTTGACAGCAGTCGGGCAGCCCAGCGTTCCTGCATCGGACCACGAGTCTCGCAGCAAGAAATGAAATCCCGAGCAGTTTGAGACGTTGTTGGAGGGAGGCGATGCAGGAGGCGTCGGAGGCAATGGGGCTGGCGGGTCGGCCGTACTAACCTTGACTTTCGGGTTTTTGCTGGGGGCCGATATCTTGCCGGATGGCGCCGGCGTTGCAGTCGCCGCCTGAAACGCAGGATATTTTGCCTTCAGAGCGGCGAGAGTCGATGCATCGGGACGAAGGATTGCCAATAAGCTCCGCGCATCGTCTTCGCTGATTTCGGCGGACGCTTGGATGGTTGACCCGGCAGTCAGGACGCCGGCAAGGGCCAGCAGCAGGCTGGAGCGGATCGGCCGGTTCATGACTGGCTCCCGATTGGTTTGGCAGCCTCAACACTTTTGACCACATCCCCGACCGTGCTCCAGCTCGCCACTCCAGAATTGTCGATCTCATAGCCTTTCGGTTTAAGTGCGTCGTTTATCTGACCGGCCAAAATGTACAGATTTTCTATGTTCACGTAGTTGAGGTCGCTCAGAGATGTCTTGTCGGTGACTCCGGCGCCGCCCTGCAAGACAGCCATGACGACCTTTTCTGCATCATTGTATGGGTAAGTTGCGGGTTGTTGCACCGCGGCGGCCGCCGGTTTCTTTGCTGTCGAAGCGGTCGTTCCCGGCGCCAGATATTGCGCAATGAAGCCTTCGAGGAAATCGGTGCCCGCATAGGCGCTGACGGCCCACGCCAGCATTATCTGCCAGCTTGGATCGGCCGTGGCTGAGCCGCCGCTCTTGAGATAGACCAGCACCGATGCCAGCCCGACGACGATGCCGATCAGAAAGCTGACGAGCAGACGTCCGGCTTCGAACAGGTCGTTGGGATTAAGGCCCTGAGCCTGGGCGGTATCCGCCATTCCCTTGAGTCCGATGATCGCCCGCGCGCCTTGGCCGAGTATGCCCATGAGCGCGCCGATGATGAGAATTTCCAGCAACATCACATCCTCCCTCAGTAGCCGAATGATTGTGGCGGACCGCGGTGCGTCCGCGCTGGTTCGTTGGTAATTGTACTCGCGTTGAATGATGCGGCAGCGCGCTCAGCGCCGCTTGCGCGCGGGGTTTCACCGATCGTGCGCTCTATGTCCGATGCTTTTTGACTGAGATGAGGCAACGCAGAAAATGCGTTTGCCGGCGTTGCGAGACCCGCATCCGCTGGACGCGAATGGTCTGCAAGCAACGCGGATAGAAACACGAATGCGGACGTTGACGTCCGACCGCCCCACACCACACGCCCCCACCAATCGCTACGCGTTTATTCCCAGCGATCAGAGAAACATACTCTCGGTTGATCAATCTCAGGTGTCAATAGGGAAAGCTGACAACCGACAACATTGCCGGCGAGCGTCAGCCAATTGGCGACGAGCTCGGCCGTCGCCCGCATACCGCAATACCACCAAACAAGGAGCTTACGCATGGACGACATGACTCTCTTCGTGCCGATCACCAAGATCGACGCGGCGCAGCGCCTGGTTTACGGCGTCGTCACCGCCGAGACGCCGGACGTGTCCGGCGAGGTTTGCGACTATGTCTCGACCAAGCCGCATTATCAGAAATGGTCGCAGAATTTCGTGAGCGCCTCGGGCGGCAAGAGTTTCGGCAACCTGCGCGCCATGCACGGCGCTGTCGCCGCCGGCAAGCTCGTCGACATTGCGTTTAACGACGCGCATAAGCGCATCGAGATTTGCGGCAAAGTGGTCGACGACGACGAATGGAAGAAAGTCGAGGAGGGCGTCTATACCGGCTTCTCGCAAGGCGGCCGCTATCTCAAGCGCTGGCCCGATCCGGATGCGCCGACGCTGACGCGCTACACGGCCGAACCGCTGGAAGTGTCGCTGGTCGATTATCCCTGCTTGCCGGACGCGACTTTCGCGGTGATCAAGCGCGACGGCTCGACCGAGCTGCGTAAATTTAAATCGGACGTGTCGGAGGATGACGCAGCGACGGCCGCGGTAGCGCTGACCAAGATCGGCGCGCGCCACTCCAGGGCCGACAAGGAGCGCATCAAGCATGCCCACGATGCGCTGGTCGGGCTCGATCCGGATTGCTGCCCCGGCGCCGCGGTGCCTGGCGCCAATGTGCACGCCAGGCCGAAATTCTCGCCGCAGGCGGGCGAGGGAGCAGCCGATACTGGCGGCGATGAAATGGACGACAATACCGAGAAGCTCGCCAAGATTCTGGATCGCGCGGTGGATCGAAACCTGGCCAAGGCCTTGCGCGGAATGAACGCGCGGCTCGACGACTTCGCCGCGCGGATGAAAAAGATCGAGAATCAGCCATTGCCGCTCGGTACAACGTCCGTGCGTGTCGCCGAAAAAAGCGATGATGCAATCTTTCCCAAGCCCGAGGCGTTGCTCGATCAGCCCGGCGCGCTCGAGGCCTTGGCCGAAGCCGCCATCCGCAAGGCGCAAACGCAGCCGCTGCGCGCCATTCCGGGCTTCAAGCCGCGGCAGGGATGAGCGGCCATTTTCGTCGTTCCCAGCACTTTACGCCAAAGCGAAAAGGCCAAGGCGAAACTTTCCTACCGCGTCATTCCGGGGCGCGGGCCAGCGGCCCGCGAGCCCGGAATCCATAACCACCATCAGCAAATGTGGATTCCGGGGCGACGCTTTGACGTCGCTCCGGAATGACGGCTGAGACCTGTCACGCCAAACATAGGAACCAACATCATGTATCAGCCTAATCTGCAGCACATGCTTGCAAAGTCGATGACCAAGTCGGCTCGGCCTCACACTTTGCAGGACTACAACGCCGCGCTGGCGAACGCTGGCGGCTTTCTCCAGGAGATCGAGAAGGCGCACGCCAATCCGCTGCCCGGCGATCCGCTCGCCAAATCGACCTTTTCGGAATCGACGTCGCCGACCTCGGGCCTGACCTATTACGATCTCGAGACCGGTGCCAAATTCGTCTATCCGCTGCTCACCCCGTTGCGCAACGAGATCCCGCGCGTCTCCGGCAAAGGCGGCATCCAGGCCAATTGGCGTGCGGTCACCGGCATCAACACCACTGGGCTCCGCATCGGCGTCTCCGGCGGCAACCGCGGCGGCGTGCAGGCGGTGACGACGCAGGATTATTCGGCGGCCTACAAGGGCATCGGCGTCGAAACCTCGGTCGACTTCGAGGCGCAATATGCCGGCATGGGCTTCGACGACGTGAAAGCCATCGGGGCCAAGATCGGGCTTGAAGCCTGCATGCTCGGCGAGGAGCTTTTGATCCTCGGCGGCAATACCTCGGTGCCGCTTGGTGTGACGCCGACGCCGTCGCTGGCGCCGTCGATCTCGGGCGGCACGCTGACCGCCGCTGCCTCGCCGTATAGCGTCATCTGCGTAGCGCTGTCGCTCGACGGCGTCGTCAACGGCAGCGTCACCGGCGGCATCCAGGGCGCCATTACGCGCAGCAATGCCGATGGCTCGTCCGACACATTCGGCGGCGGCGCCGCGGAGAAATCGGCCAACGCCACCGCGTCGATCGCATCGGGCACCACGGGCTCGATCGCGGCCACGGTGGCGCCGGTCGGCGGCGCGGTCGGCTACGCTTGGTTCTGGGGCGCCGCCGGCTCCGAACTGCTCGGCGCCATCACCACCATCAATTCGGTGATCATCGCCGCCAACGCCACCGGCACGCAGACCGCGGCGTCGCTCGGCGGCAGCGACAATTCGACCAATGCGCTGGTGTTCGACGGCTTGCTCTATCAGGCGTTCAAGTCCGGCTCGAACGCGTACGTGCAATATCTTGCCACCGGCACCGCCGGCACCGGCTCGACGCTGACCGGCGACGGCGCCGGCGGCATCGTCGAGGTCGATGCGGCGCTGAAGAACCGCTGGGACAATTACCGGCTGTCGCCCGACACCATGTGGGTCTCCTCGCAGGTCGCCAATAATCTGTCGGCGAAGATTCTTGCCGGCGGCACCAACGCGGCGCAGCGTTTCGTGTTCGATGCCGACCAGGGCGCGCTCGGCGGCGGCGTCATGGTGCGCACTTATCTCAACAAGTTCTCCATGGCCGGGCCCAAGACGCTCGACATCCGCGTGCATCCCAATATGCCGGCCGGCACCATCCTGATGACGTCGCGGACGCTGCCTTATCCGCTGGCCAATATCGGCAATGTCGCGCAGATCCGCACCCGGCAGGACTACTACCAGATCGAGTGGCCTCCGCGCGCCCGGCGCTACGAGACCGGCGTCTATGCCGACGAAGTGCTGCAGCATTATTTCCCTCCGTCCATGGCGGTGATCTCGAATATCGCCGCGGGTTAACGCACCGCCATGCGGCGGGCCGCCGCCCGCCGCCCGTTGCCTTTTGCTTCGCATTTCCTTCGACTGTCATCACCGGGCCGGCGCACAACGCCGCGACCCGGTGATCCATTTCAAAGCCTTGGACGCCGGAGGCATTGACGTAGAGGTTTCCGATGATGATTCTGTTGCCCGGGTTGGTTATCAATTCGGTGAGATAAAGCCCCGGACTCCTTCAGGCGAAGCCAGATTCAACAGGCAACTTCAAGAGTGGGGTGTGGGACCCGTTCAAGCCATTACCTACGATGCCGCCGGGAATGTCTATTATGGATTTCGCTGATGGACGCGCTTGATCTCTTACGATCTCATAAATATGCCGAGGCTATTGCCGAGTGTAAGCGACGGCTTTCGACGAACCCCAACGATTTTGGGGCCATGGGCACAATGGCATCGGCATTGCGCGCTCTCGAAAAATACGCACAAGCCATCCCATTATTTGAGCGCATTGGCGCGCACGAAAAGGAACGAAAAATAACGCCGGGTCATCCGGGCCGGCAGATGGATACTGCCTGCCTCTATTGGTTCTTAGGCAATCGGAATGAAGCTATTGCACTGATGCGCGGTATGGTCGACGGCATCCTCGACGGATCGATCCAATACGGCGATCTGGCCGGCGGCTTGAAGCAAGGCCTGCTGCTCTACTATATGGCTGTCACCGAGCGCCAGCCGGAGCAGGCGGCTCGCGCATTGGACTACATGCGAAGCCGAATAAATCAACTGGAGCGGTCGTTGCCGGGACTACCAATAGATTATTGGCCGGTTCCGGTGGCGCGTTACTATCTCGGCGGTCTCGCCTTTGACGAGGTGTTGCTTTTCGCCACGGGGCAACGGGACTTACCGGGGGCCCTTGCGGCGGCGCAAGTCAAGCTGATGAGCCGCCGAAAGCTCTGCGTGGCGCTCTTTCACGACGGCGCCAAGAGCCGCGCCCAGGGCGCGGAGAGCCAGTGCCTCGCGCGCATGCGTGAGTGTTACGCGCTCGAAGACCCGCTGATCGAGCCGGAATGGTATCTCGCCCGGCACGAAGTAGAGCAAGCAGCTAACAAGGCTTGATCGTTCACTCAGAAAATTGGCGCGGGCAAACTGCCTCCGTACGCGGCGCTACCGGCATCTATGCCGACGAAGTCTTGCAGCATTATTTCCCGCCGGCCATGGCCGTGATCTCGAACATCGCCGCGGGCTAACGCATCGTCCTGCGGCGGGCCGCCGCCCGCCGTCCGTATTCTTTTGGCTTGGCATTTCCTTCGAACGTCATCACCGGGCCGGTGCCACAGCGCTGCGACCCAGTGATTTGCTTTCAGGACCTTAGACGGCGGACGACCGGGCAAGCCCACACTGATAGGCCGGAGGAGCGCAGCAATGACGCGTCTGCCGCGCATCCTCTGCGCCGTGCCGCAGCTGCCGCACGTGCATCTGGAGATCGCCAAGGCCATTCAGACGCTTTGGGGCCAAGAGAATGAGCAAACCGCAAATCGCTTTGTCGCCAAAGCTGCGGTTGACGACCCTGAACATCCCGGATGGCCGGCTCATACTCCGGACCGCAAGGGCGGTGAGTTTCGGCCAAAGGATGGCGCATTCGATTCGAGTTCATCTGTTCCCGGCAACGGGCCTCGGAATGAGGCGACAGGCGACGTCCGGGTTGCGATGGAGCCTGCGATCGATCCGGCAACGGGGCAGCCGTTTTCTTCCGAAACGCCGCTCGATAGATTGGGAGGTGGGGAGGGGCCTGGCGGCGGGGGTGGGCTTGGCGAGCGTTCAACCAGCGGGTCGTCCGAAGCGGCGACCGCCGACGCGCAGGGTGCTGGTCCGCCGCAGATCGGTGCGTTCACACCGCCCGATAACTTGACCTATGGAACGACTCTGTTTGGAAATTATGCTCACGAGAAAATAGCCGATCTTTTGGGCGAGTTGTATCCTGGAGTGACCTTCAAGTTCAGGGTACTCCCAGGTCAGCGAGGGATTGATGTAACCGTTCCAAACAAATCTGTTGGCCGCGTTGGCTATCAATTCGGCGAGATAAAGCCCCGGACACCCTCAGGTGAATCCGCCTTCAACCGGCAACTCCAACAATGGGGTGTTGGACCCGTGCAATCAATTAGCTACGATGCCGCCGGCAACGTATATTACGGATTTCACTGATGGATGCCCTTGATCTCTTAGAGTCGCATAAATATCCCGAGGCTGTTGCCGCTTGCGTGCGGCGACTTGCGGTGGACCCGAACGACTTTGGCGCTATGGATACGATGGCCTCGGCGTTGCAGGCAATCGAAAAATATGAGGAAGCACTTCCATTACTCGAGCGCGTGGGCGCGCACGAAAAGGAATGCAAAATAACGCCGGGTCATCCGGGTCGGCAAATGGATATTTCCTGCCTCTATTGGTTCTTGGGCAATCGGCAGAAGGCGATTGCGCTCATGCGCGGTCTCGTCGACGGCATGCTCGACGGATCGATCGGATACGGCGATGCGGCGGGCGGCATGCAGCAAGGCCTGCTGCTCTACTACATGGCCGTCACCGCACGACTGTCGGACCAGGCGGCTTGCGCCTTGGACTACATGAGAAACCGATTAAGGCGATTACAGCGGTTGCTGCCGGGACTACCAATAGAGTCCTGGCCGGTTCCGGTGGCGCGCTATTATCTCGGCGATCTCGCGTTCGACCAGCTCTTGGTTTTCGCCACCGGGCAACGGGAATTGCCGCAGGCAACTGCGGCGGCACATGCCAAGTTGATGAGCCGCCGCAAGCTCTGCGTCGCGCTCTTCCACGATGGGGTCAGAAGCCGCGCCAATGGTGCGGAGAGTCAGTGCCTCGCGCGCATGCTCGAGTGTTACGCGCTCGAAGACCCGCTGATCGAACCCGAATGGTATCTCGCCCGGCATGAAGTGGAGCGGGCTGCCGCGAAGCCGTGACCCTTTAGAGGCCGAGACTGGGGGTTCAAGATTTGTCATGACATTGTCGGGCATGCTATGGTACGCTCCCGAGTAACAGGAGTTACCCATGGCCCGACGCAGCATCGCCGCCAGGCGCGGCGCGCGCACAGAAAAGCTAGATGTTCGGCTCAGCCGCGCTGCAAAGGAGACACTGCAGGCGGCCGCCGCGGCCGTGCGCAAGTCCGTAAGCGAATTCGTGGTTGATTCGGCTCTTGCCGAGGCGGAGGAGCGGCTTGCCGATCGGCGTCTGTTTACCCTTGATCGTAAGAGCTGGGAAGCCTTTGTCGCGGCGCTTGATGCACCGCCGCGCCGTCATCCGCGTCTTGAGCGTTTGTTTGGCGAGCCCTCCGTGTTCGATCGGAAAAGCTGATCGTGGCGGGTTCCCTCTGCATCGAAAAACTAAAGCGCATCCATGTCGTCGACGCATTTAGCTGCGGACAGCCGGAGCTTGACCGTTTTCTGATACGGCACGCGCTGCAGGCGCAACAGGCAAATTCGTCGCAAGCCTACGTCGCCGTCAACGGCAGTGAGGTTCTCGGCTTCTACAGCATGGTTGCCGGCGAGGTTCGACATGCCGATGCCCCCGAGCGCGTCATAAGGGGCATGCCGCGCCATCCGATCCCGCTGTTGGTCCTTGCCCGGTTGGCCGTTCATACAGAAGCGCAAGGCCGTGGACTTGGAGCCGGCTTGCTGCTCGATGCGCTGGGACGAACGCTTCAGGTTGCCGATCTCATCGGAATCCGCGCGCTTGCCGTTCATGCCAAGCACGAGCAGGCGGCCGCTTTCTATCGACATTTTGGCTTTGCCCCGTCACCCACCGATCCGCGGCATTTGTTCATGCTGGTTAAAGACATTCGCGTTGCTGCGAACCAAAAGTGAGGAGCAGCTCCTCCTGTTCCCTTGGAATACTTAGCCGACGGCCGCCAAATTTGGCGGAACGAAACGTCTCGTAGCGCATCACCCCCCATACCGCATACCGGGGTTCGTAGACGCTGCGGCAAAGACCGATGATCCCAAAATTCATGAGGTCCCCATGAAACTCAAAGCGCCCCCGGGCGTCGGCGAGCCGTGTTTCGCCGGCGTCGCCATCGTTGCACGCCATGGATTCTACGAGGTCGAAGCCGAGATCGGCGCGCTGCTGATCGAGGCATTCGGCTTCGTCGAACTCGAAGCGGCAGGTCGATCGCGTTCCACGCCTGCGCCGGCAGGTTCGCCGCGCAATCCCGCACCGCGCCGCCGCGTGGCGGAAAAAAAGCCCTCAGCCTAGGAAACCGGACATGGCCGCCTCCGATCTCGCCGTGCTTGCCGACGTGAAAACCTGGTTGTCGGGTTCGAGCGGCATCGGTACTTCAGACGATGCGCTGCTGGCGCGGCTCATCACCGATGTGTCGGGCGCCATCGCCGCTTATCTTGGCCGGCCCTCGCTCACGCCGCGCGCGTTCGTCGAGCGGCGCGACGGCGACGGCAAGACGCGGCTTTATCTGCGCCGCTATCCGGCGCTCGCGATCAGCTCGCTCGTCATCGATGGTTGCGCGGTGGCAGCGTCGTCGCCGCCGGCTGCCGGCGCACGGCCCGGCCGCGGCTATCTGCTCGAAGCCTGGGACGGCTTGCCACCGGGACGGCCGCAGGCGCTCGATCTATTTGAAGAAATTTTCCGGCCGGGCCGGCAAAATGCGGCGGTGAGCTACAGCGCCGGCTATGCCGTGAGCGGTGAAGCCGGCACGGCGCCCACGGCGCCGGGCCCTTATAATGTATCGGCGGCGGCGCCTTTCGGGCCTTGGGCGTCGGATTCCGGCGTCACTTATACCGATGGCGCGCCGCTCACCGCGGTCGCCGGCACGCCGGGCGCGGGCCAATATAGTGTATCGGGCGGGGTCTATGGCTTTTCCGCCGCCGACGCCGGTGCCGGAGTGATAATCTCCTACGGCTTCATTCCCGCCGCGATCAACAATGCCTGCATCGAATGGGTGGCCGAGCGCTACCGCTACCGCACCCGCGTCGGCCAGAGTGCGCAGACCGTGGCCGGCCAGATGACGTCGTCCTACAGCCTCAAGGACATGCCCGATTTCATCCGCGCCTCGCTCGATCCCTATCGCAGCGTGGTGGCCTGAATGTTCGAGCTCTCGCTGAATGACGATGCCAGCGCGGCGCTCGCCGCCATGCCCGAGCGCATCCGCGGCGTGCTAGCGGACAAGGCCAATTCCTTGGCTGCGAAATTGCAGGCGAAGATCCAGCAAAAGCTCTCCGGCGGCGTACTCAATCAAAAAAGCGGTGCGCTCGCGCGATCGATTTACGCGACGATCGACGATGCGCCCGCCGATGTATCCGTCACACTCGCTACCTCTGCCGATATCAAATACGCCGCGATCCACGAATACGGCGGCATGATCCCGCCGCATCAGATCGTGCCGGACAAAGCTAAGGCGCTCGCCTTTTTGGTCGGCGGCAAGCAGGCCTTCGCGGCCCGCGTCAACCTGCCGGCGATCGCCATGCCGGAGCGTTCCTATATGCGCTCGTCGCTCGCCGAGATGGCGGGTGAGATTAGGGATGAGCTGAGCGAGGCGGTGGCCGAGGTGCTGGACTAGCCGTTTATCCGCGCGCGAGCGCCGCGCTTCTTGCTCTTTGGAAAGACCCCATTTTCGACGGAGCCTGATCGCATGTTCGGGATGCCGGGAGTGCGTGGCTTTCCCATTACCGCCCATCAAAGCCTCGGCCGCGTCTCGTGCAACGCACGCGGCATCTTTGTCGGCTCCATTCCGTTGCTCGAGCAGGTCAATGGGTTGGAAGCCGCGGCCCACGATCGTCCTCAACGATAAGCTGACGGCTTGTTACCGCCTCCCGTTCGACATCGCAGCCAAAGCCAACGCGCTTTCGCTGATCGCCACCGTGCAGATGCAACTTCCCGGTCCTCCGTCACTGGCGAAAGGGCTAGACAATCCTGAAGACATCGCGAGGCGCGCGCGGGAGTTGGCGCGGAGCGGTCTGCTCAAGGTCTGGGACCCGGAAGAACACCCTCGCGCGGATACGGCGTCAAATCCCGGTTGGTTCGCACCGCAGCGCTTATGCGCAAGATGGGCATTTCGGAAGCATGGCTGCGGATAAACAACCCAAAGATATGTGACGATTGCTTGAGGGACTTAGAGACAAAGATGCTACCTCCAGGCGCCACCTTGCATGTCATTCTTCCGAACGGTAGGGATGTTCCGTTCACGGGTCAAAGCCGATGAAAACCGTGTATCGCAACCAGCAGTACGATGACGACCCCTTCAATGGGTCAGCGATTGACAGTGAAAAAAAACTCGTAACGCTGCTTGAGCAGGCTCGAAGCGGGAAGCCACTCTTCATTCGATTGTCATCCGACGATGGCTGTGAGCTTTTGCTCGGGATCGCCCAGAGGCTCGGCTGCGTACAGCATTCAAATTCGAGTGGTGCATCGCCGAATCTTTTGGCGATGTCGGCGCGACCCCCGCTGAAACGTGGTTATATAGAGTTTCTAACTGCCAATACGCCGACACCCGTCGCCGCGCGGTATATCATAAACTTCGACGACCTGCTGCAGATTGCCGTTCGATTTTTTCGCACAGGTGAGCGAAGCGATAATGTGGTGTGGCAGAAATTTAATCCGCGCGCTCTTAGAGAGGATGCGGAACGGTCCGCCGATTAGATTGGGGATGCGATGCCAGCAGGCTGCCATAGCGCGAATTAGGAAGGAAATTCGCCGACGATGAACTCGTTTTGATCCCGAAAAGAAGAATGCCATGACCAGACATCAAATCATGGCCCACTATCAATTCATGTTCTATGCGATGGCGCGGGATCTCACGCCGGTGCTTTCCCTACTGGAAGCTCCGGTGCTTTCCCTACTGGAAGCTCGGAAGAAGCTCCAATATACGCCGATACGTCAATCGGCACGGTTTCGGAGAGCGACGCGTCGCTGAATCTCTACGATTTCATTGTCGAGTCCTATCTTGCCCGCTTTGCCCAGGTGAATGAGTTTTTCTTGGACCGGAGGCGTTCAATCTCTGGAAATCCGGCGTAAGGCTGACGACTTCAGCAACGTCGCCCGCGAAATTTGATCTCGAGGCTTGAGCAACCGCGATCCGTGAGTTCGGCGGCGTGGTACCGCCGCCGCGCGTGGCACTCGCACCCTGCCGACTATTGCCAGCGGCTCTGTTCTTGTGCGATTCCGCAAATTCAAGGAGCGCAAGCATGCCCACCCGCGAACAGATCTCAGTCGCCTTCTTCGATCTCATCAAAGGCGCCACCAATTTTACCGCCGTGAGCCGGCGCTTCGTGCATTGGGACCAAGTCAACGAAACGCAGATGCCGTTTCTGACCATGCTCAAGACCGGCGAGCAGCGCGGCCGCCAAAGCGAAGGCCTGCCGGCGCTCACCATCAATACGCATGTGTTCGTTTATCTCTCCGCCGGCCTCGACCCGGAGGATGTGCCGGATAGCGCGATGAACGCGGTGCTCGATGCCATCGATGCGGCGGTGGCGCCGTCCGGTGCCGATGCGCTTGGCGGCAACCGCCAGACGCTCGGTGGGCTCGTTTCGCATTGCTATCCGCTGGGACCGGTGTTCATCGATACCGGCGACGTCGACGGCAAAGCGGTCGCCGCAATTCCGTTCCAGATTTTGGTGCCGTAGCGGGCGATATCTCGCGCGTCGGCTGCCTGCCTGGAGAAATCTTGGCTCATTTCCCGCACAGGCGGCGAAACCCACTGCTTGATCGTGGTGGGTTACGGCGCGGAGCTTGTCGTCGGGCCGCGCTTGGCGCGGAGCCGTTGACGCCTAACCCACCCTACCCAGGAGACTGCTTCCATGACCCAATATGCCTTCGGCTCCGGCACGCTGATCGCCAAACGGACCGATATCGCCGGCACGCCGCCGTGTCTGTTCGGTACGCTCGACAGCGTCGAGATCGATTTCGACCGCAAGATCGAGACCCTGCTCGGGCAATATAACGTCGCGGTCGCGGCCGGCGGCGGCGAATTCAAGATCACCGGCAAGGCCAAATATGCCCGCCTGCAGGCCGCGCAATTCAACAATCTGTTCCTCGGCCAGACGCTCAGCGCGAACAGCATGCTGGAAATGGCCACAGGGGAAACCGACACCGTGGCGTCGGGCGCGGTCACGGTCGCCAACAGCGCAAGCTTCGTCGAAGATTACGGCGTGTTCTATGCCGCGAGCGGCACGCAGCTCACGCCGGTCACATCCTCGCCGGTGCAGGGTCAATACAGCGTTTCGAGCGGCGTCTATGGCTTCAATACTGCCGATAACGGCGCCTCGGTGCTGATCTATTACAGCTATAATGTCTCGTCCGGCAACAAGATCAGCCTGGCCAATCAGCTCGCCGGCCCGCTGCCGATGTTCGAGGTCGCTCTCAAGGAGACCTTCAACTATTACGGCACTTCGAAGGACTTGATCGTGAAGCTCAACGCCTGCGTCTCCTCCAAGCTGTCGCTGCCGTTCTCCAATCAGAAATTCACCGTCGCGGAGTTCGATTTCCAGGCCATCGCCGATGCGGCGAACAATATCGGCACCATCAGCTTGAGCGAGTAGTTGGACGGGCTCATGCTCTTTGCTCGGCAAAAAGCGGTTTCGCCTTCTCAAATACGCGTTTCGGCAACAGGAGCAATTGGTCGGCGACATAGGGGAGGTGCGGCATATATCTGACGACAAGCTGGCCCACGGCATGGGCCTGGGCGGCGTCGTTCCGCCGTTTTGTCGCTTCGCGGTCTTTCCGTTGTGACAGCCAGAATTTATGCGCCGCCCAGACACGCGGATCGGTCGTCACGATGCGACAGGGCTCACCTCGTTCGTCAATGGCGACGGCTCCGAAGGAGGGTGCGCTTTCCTGCCAGGCCAGTCCTTCGATCTCTGCAGCCAGCAGGTCCTCGGCGTCGGAGCCAATGCCCGCCTTTTCGTTGGTCCAAGGCGGATCGCGTAATGGCTTGATGAGATCGACGATGTAGCCTTCCCGGTTGCTCGCCTGGAATGTTCGTGATGAGCGGTGGAAGCTCGGATCGGCTTTTTGCAAAACCCGCAGCAACGAGGGTTGGGAAACCCCTTCGGGCGTTATGAAGCTTAAGCGGCGGCGCGCATCGAACAACAGATCGATATCGTCGGTCGCCGTCAGGCCGGGGTCGATGCGAACGCCGGCGACTGCCTCATAAGCGTAGATCGCGTTTGTGCCGAGGATGCGTATTCCCAAGCCGAGCATTCCCGCCTCGTCTAGGGCGCGCATGATCTTCGCCCCGGCCAATGGGACACGACCCAGACCGAGGGCGCGATTAACGGCCGACTGTCGGGCGAGCACGACCTTCAGGCTCTTGACACGTTCCTGCGCTTCGGCGCGGCCGCGATCGTATTCGAGCTTGATCGCCTCGGTCTTTTTGGATCGCAATCCCAGCGAAGTCTGTCGCCGCACGCCGGATTTGCCGTAATAGCTGCGGACCAAGTAGGCGCGGCCTTGAATTTTCTTCCAAGTCATCGATCCGCGATAACCGGTGTTGCGCTCTTCGGCTTCGCGATAGGCGGCGTAGCGCTGCTGCGTGTTGACCGCCTCGCGCCGTTGGTCGCCGTTAAGCTCTTGAAAATAAATGATTTCCACAGTAACGCCGATCTTTCAGTCAGGGTGTGGAAAATAGCACTTAGGTGTTAAAAATCAATGGCTTCCACAGTTTGGTACGATTCCAGCCCAAAGTGTGGAAAAACATCAGGGAGATGGTCGCTTGAGTTTCGAAACTGTCAAAAACGTCGATTTTTCCGCCGCGCGCGCGGTGCGGCTCGGCGGTTGCGACTGGCTGATTGCGCCACTGAGCTTGCGGCAAATCCTCGCCATCGCCGATTATGTACCGAAGCTCTCGGCCATCGGCATGGACAATCTGTCGGGCGAGCGGCTGGCGCCGCTGGCCGAAGTGCTGTGGCACGGCCTACGCCGCGCCCATCCGCAGCTCACCCGCGAGGAGTTCTTCGATCTGCCGATCACCATCGCTGAATTGGTCGCGGCCCTGCCGGTGGTGATCGAGCAGGCCGGTGGCAAACGAGTGGATGCCGCGCCGGGGGAATCGGAGCCCCATCGCGCGGGCGCGGTGGGGACGGCGGCGCCGGCGGCGGCGAGCGTTTCGACAGTTTCGACTGGCGCGGACTTGTCGCCGAGCTCGTGATCGAGCTCAACTGGACGCGCGACCAAGTTCTCGACCAGGTCGACATACCGTTTCTCGAGGATTTGCATCGCGCCTGGGCGGATGCGCCGCCATTGCGCAAGATGGTTGCGGCCTATCTCGGCTATAAGCCGCGGGCGTCCGCCTCGCGCGATTACAGTGCGCTTCTGGCGATGTTTCCGGGCGGCAAAATTAAATGACGGGTGCTTTGCCATGGCTGACGACAACACCGTTCAGATCCGCTTTATCGCCTCGACCGACGATGCTTTGGCCGCGATCACCCAAATCCTAGCCGGGCTTACGGCATTAATTGCCGCAATCCGGAGTACGAACGGCAACCTCGGTCAATTGAGCTCTGCATTCACTTCGGCGCTGCCGGTAACGCAAATCAATCAATGTGCCAAAGCCTTGGGATCGATCGGGAGCGCGGCGCAAGACGCGCGGACCGGGATGGCGCTTCTCCATATCGGGATGGCCGAGCAAAAAACGCTGCTCAATTCCGAGGTGAGCCAATTTAAGATCACCCAGGATCAGAAATTCGCGCTGCTCGAAGCCGAGGCGGCTGACGAATATGCGGCCGAACTTGATGCGCTGGACAAAAAACGCAGTCTCTGGGCGCAAGGAAGTCAACAATACCAGGCGATTACCGATCAAATGAAGAAAATCGCTGCGAATGGCTACGCCGAGCTGGTCCATCTCGACGGACAATCCATCGCCGCGCAGCAGACCTTGTGGACCAGCTATTTCTCCACCGTGACCAGCGCCTTTAATTCACAGCTCCGGGGCCTCCTTGAAGGCACCACAAGCTGGCATACGGCCACGATAAAAATGCTCGAGGATTTAACGATCAAATTCATTGAGATGACTGAACAGATGGTGGTGAAGTGGCTGGCCGCGGAGGTGGCGCAGACCACGGCGACGACCACCGGCGCGGCGGCGCAAGCGGCGGCCGCGCAAAGCTCTTCGAATGCCGGCATTCTCGCCAACGCCGCCAATGCCGCTCACACGATCATGGTCGATGCAGGGGAAGCTTTTGCCGGGGTATTCGCCTTTTTGGCCCCGACCATGGGGCCGGCGGCGGCCGGACCGGCCGCGGCGGCGCAGGCCTCGGTCTCGGCTGCAGCGATCTACGAGGGCGGCACCGACTACGTCGTGCGTGGCGGCTTGGCGCTCATTCATCCAGGCGAGACAATTATCCCGGCCGCGCGCGGCACGGGTCCATATACCGGGGCGGCGACGCGCCCTCAGGTCCACGCACCGGTCAGCATCGCCGTTTCGGCGCTCGATTCGCAGAGCGTCGCCCGCTTCTTTAATGACAATTCCCATCATTTGATGCGCGCCATCAATGCCGCGGTGAAACGCGGCGCGCATCTGGGATTGCGCGCGGCGCGCCCCTGACGGGCTCAGTGACGGATGGCTTGACGGCACCAAAATACCGGCATAATATTCTAGCCAGATATTCTGGCTAGGAGGGGTTCATGGCCCGCGGCACCTGGTCGGTTCAGGATGCTAAAAATCGTTTCAGTGAGGTCGTCGAAGCGGCGCGGCGAAAGCCACAGACCGTGACCAAGCATGGCAAGCCGGCCGTTGTCGTCGTTGCTGCCGACGAATTTGACCGCTTGCGAAAGCTGCAGCAGCTCAAAGCGGCGAGCTTTGCTGAAATGTTGCTCGCGATGCCTCAAGGCGATGTTGAGTTTGAGCGATTGAACGCGGAGCCGCGCGACGTCGAATTGTGATGTTTCTGGTCGACACCGACGTTCTTTCGGCACTGGCCAAGCGACGGCGCGACGCGCATGTCGAAGCATGGATTGGGCGACAGCGGACCGTCGATCTTTTCATCAGCGTCATCAGTGTTGGCGAGATGGAGCGCGGCATCGCTCTGCAGCGCGGTAAGGACCAACAATTTGCCTACTCGCTCGCGATATGGCTCGACCACCTTCTCAATGTCTATGGCGACCGAGTTTTGCCGTTCGATCTTGCGTCCGCCCGCCGGTGGGGACGGCTGAGCGCGATGCTCGGTCATCACGGCGCTGATCTGCAAATTGCGGCCACCGCTCTCGAACATGGCCTTACGGTGGTGACGCGCAATGTCTCGCACTTCGAGCCGGCAGGCGTCCCGGTATTTGATCCTTTTGATCCGCCCCGGCATCGAAAGCCGTAGCGATCGGTCGCCGAAGTCATGGCGCGGCCGCCAAATGCAGCCTCAATTTGGTTTGTGAAAATCCCTCATCGCGTGGCGGAGAGGGACGAAAGACATCATGACCTATATCAGCGGCGTCAATCTATTGCCGGCGACCGGCGAATGGACCTATGACAGCGTCGCCTATCAAGGCCGGCGCGCCGGGGCGGCCGCATTCGCGCAACTCAACCTTAATTACAATCCGGCCGGCAACAAAACCGACTGCGACTATGCGCTCGATCAATTGCAGGCGCAGTTTCCAGGCTGTGTCACCGTCGCGCTCGTGGTGGCGTGGTTCGGCAGTGCGACCGATGCGGCGTCCTGTGCGGTCTACCCGTCGACCACATTTATCGGCGGCGCCTTTCAAAAGAACAGCGGCGGCCCATGGGCTGCCGACAATTGGCAGGTGTCGTCGCTAACGCAGACTTCGTCAGGCCTCGTGGCTCTGCCGACGTCGGCCGGAGCCGCAGTCTACGGTGGCACGCCGTCGGATCAGTCGGTCGTGCGCTGCATCCAGGATCTCAAAGCGCGCGGCTTTCGCGTCGTGTTTTATCCGTTCCTGCTGATGACCTGCGCCGGCCTGCCGTGGCGCGGCGACATTACCTTTGCGCCGGATCTTTCCGCGGCGGCGACGGGCGCGGTCGATGCCTTCCTCGGCATCGCCGCGGCATCGCAATTTACTCGCGACGCGACAAATTTGACCGTGGCCTATGCCGGCCCGCCGACCGATTACACCTATCGGCGGATGATTTTGCATTATGCCAATCTGGCCGTGCTGGCGGGCGGGGTCGATCTGTTTTTGCTCGGCTCGGAACTGCGCGGGCTCGAGACCATCCGCGGTCCGGCCTGGAGCAAGGCTGGAACGACCGGGAGCGACGGCCGGGTGACGTGGGATTATCCCTTCGTCGACGGGTTGATCCAGTTGTCGGATGATGTGCGTGGCGTGTTTGACGCGGCGGCGCTTGGCAAGAACCTCGTCGGCCTTCATAATTTGATCAGCTACGCGGCCGACTGGTCGGCGTGGATGGGCGTCCAGCACCCCGGGGCGAACGGGCAGTGGCCGCATCTCGACCAGCTTTACGGCCACGACAATATCGATCTGGTCTGTTTCGACAATTATCTGCCGCTGTCGGATTGGACGACGGGGGACGGCGGTCTTGACGCGCAAAACTGGCTCACGCCGCCGCCCGGCGGCGCGTGGCCGCCGGCGGCTCCAACGTTCAACGGCCTCGGCCTGAGCGGTGCGCCGACGCTGTACTCGAAGGTCTATTTGAAAGCGAATATCGAAGGCGGCCAATATTTCAATTGGTTCTACAACGACGGCGACAATCTCGGCATCGGGTTGGACCCGAACGGAACCGATCTTCGGGTATCATTGCCTGCAGGCGATCGGCTGGCGCAGTCGCGCAACGCTTATGCCGCGAACCAGCAATTGCTGGCGCCCAAGCAATTGCGCTGGTGGTGGAACAACAGCCATCAGGCGGTTTACGACGATGGCGACGGCGCCGGCTGGCAACCGCACGGTCCGGCCACGGAATGGATCGCCCAATCGAAATCGATCGCATTCAGCGAATATGGCTTTGCGTCCTGCGACCGTTCGACCAATCAGCCGAATACTTTTTTCAATCCGGCCAGCAGCGAAAGCGGAACCGCGTATTGGTCGATCTGGGATCCGAGCGCAAGCACGGCCGGCGGCTACGCGCCGCGATATGACGACGTCGTGCCGGCACTCGCGCTGCAGGCGGTCTATGAATACTGGGTGACCGACGGCAACAATATGACTTCGGCGAGCGGTGTGCCGATGGTGCAAACCGCGTTCATGTCGGCCTGGAATTGGGATGCGCGGCCATTTCCTACCTTCCCGACGCTGACGAATAATTGGGGGGACGCCGCGCTCTGGTCGTGCGGACTGTGGATCAACGGCAAAGCACCGTTCCTGCCGCCGCCGGTTGCCGATGCGCCGGCGGCCCCGCCGACCTATGCGGTCTTTCCGCCGGTCCCGACGCTCGGCTGGTCGGTGCGGCTGTCGCCGCGCTTTGCCACGCGGGCGGCCATGCATAGTTCCGGCCGCGAAGTGCGCGCCGGCAAAGTTTTAACGCCGTTGTGGCGGATCGAGCTGGAATACGATCTGTTGCGCATGGTCTCGCCGAACGACGAGCTCCAGGCGATCCTCGGATTCTTTGCGCAATGCGCGGGCGAGGACACGGCATTTTATTTCGAGCCGCCGGCGCTTTCGCCGGCGAGCGGGCAGGTGCTCGGTAGCGGCGACGGCACGACGACGACGTTTCCCCTCACGGTCTTGATCGGCGGCTTCGCCTTGTCGCCGGCCGGCATCGGTACGGTATCCGCCGTGTGCTTGAACGGCGTGGCGCAAGGCGCCGGTTACACGGTCGATAGCGTGCTGCCGGCGCCGTCCCTCAATTTCGTCACACCGCCGGGCAGCGGCGTCGTCGTGACGGCGAGTTTCGATTGGTATCTGTTGTGCCGCTTTGCCGATGACGATCTCGATCTCGAGGAATTCATGGCTCAACTCTACGCGCTGCAATCGTTGCGGTTGCAATCGGTGCGGTCATGACGCCGCCGGTGCTGCCGAGCTTGCCCGGCCTGGCCTGGTCGCGGCACAAGAAACCGGGCTTCTCGACTCGCGTGGCGTCGCACGTGTCCGGCCGCGAGGTGCGCCTCGCGCTGATGAGCTATCCGCTTTACGAATTCGAGGCCGCTTACGCCGGTCTTGCCTCGTCGGCGGCGGCATCGATCGCCAATCTTGGCGCATCGAGCCTGCAAACCCTGATGGGGTTCTTTTTGCAGTCGCTCGGCCAAGCCGGGGTATTTCTCTACACCGATCCGGACGACAACACGGTACTAGGTCAGAGCATCGGCATCGGTGACGGCACGACGCTGCAATTCATCGTCTCACGCACGCTCGGCGGATTCTCCGAGCCGGTGTCCTATGTGACCGCGGTCAACACCGTCTATCTCAATGGCACCGCACAGCCGAGCAATGACTGGCTGTTCACCGCGCCAAATATGCTGGCGTTTACCACGCCACCCGGTTCTGGCCTCGCCGTCACGGCGGATTTCACCTTCGCTTTCCAGTGCCGGTTCTTCGACGATCAGCTCGATTTCGAGGAGTTCATGAGCGCGCTGTGGAAGCTCGACAGCGTGAAATTCCGGTCGATCAAGCCCAACACTTCGGCATCCGGGGCAGTCATCCCGTCCTGGTACACGCCTTACCAGGCCGGCGGCACTATTCCTTATGCCTTCGCCGACTTTACTACGCAGGGCACTACCAACCACTATCTCTATAACGGCAACACCTATCCGTCCGGCGCGGCGTGGCTGACAGCGGCGGGCGGCAGCTACAGCAATTCGACCGGCAAGTACGTCACCAATTCATCGGGACTGTTGTCGTCAGTCGCGGCCAACACGCTGCCGTTCAATCACGACGGTTCCGGAAATCCGCTCGGGCTGTTGCTCGAAGGGCCGAGCACGAACCTCCTGGAGCAATCGTCGGGCTTCGGCACGGGTCCGTGGTCCAACTATCAAACCTCGTGGACCGCAGGCCAATCTTCGCCCGATGGCGGGACGAACGCGCAATTGTTGACGGGGACGGGATCAGGCCTGGTCCAGGTTTACCAGGCGGTAACGACGTCAGCCAACACCGACTACGCGTTTTCGATCTGGGCGAAGGCCGGGACCTGCAAGGCGCTTTATCTGCTGGCGACGAACGGCTATGGCATCGGTGTCGTTTTCGACCTGCAGACGGGCGTCGTCGGTCAGACGAATGTCGGCGGCGGCACGCTGGTATCGACGAGCGTCCAGGCGTTCTCTGGAGGATGGTATCGCCTGTCGATCACTGTGTCGCAAACAAGCGCGACGCTCTATTGGGAGCTTCAGCAGGCGCAGACATCTGGGAACGCGTTCGGCGCATATGGCAACATCACCAATTATCCGAATTCGGGCGACACTCTCTATCTGTTCGGCGCCCAGTTGGAACAGTCCATCGTTGCTTCGTCCTACATCCCGACCACGTCGTCGGCCGCGTCGCGCGCCGCGGACAGCCTCTATCTGCCGTGGACGGCGACCATGTTCACTGCGCGGGTCAAGGCGACGATGCTTAGCGAGCAAGATAATGGCCGGCTCATGGGTGCCGGTTCGGGTGGCCTCTTGTATGAGGCGTCGGGGCCGAGTGCGACGACCAACAACGGCAGCAACGCGCTTTCGACCGCCGTCAGCGCCTGGACTTCGCAGAACATTCTCGTGATTGGCGGCTCGCCGTCGGGGCGCGTTTTGTCGGCCAACGGCAACGCCGCGGCGACCGACAGCAATGCATTGGTGCCGTCAGCGCCGTCGCACCTTTATATCGGCGTGGAGTCGGGCGGCAGCAATTACGGCTTCGGCAACTATGCGCAGATCGGGCTTCACACCGTCGCGCCGACCGCGGCGCAGGCGGCGGCCCTGAGCGGCCTGGCGTAGCGCAGGGTCCGGGCGGTCTGCCGAATCAAGACAGGGGGGTGCCATGAAACCTGCGTCCTCTGCGCTCATCTCCTATCTGAATGCCGCACGCGCGGCGCCGGACGTGCAATTGCTGTTTGCCGACACGTTCGCTTTCACGCTGCGCTCGGGGCTCATCCTCACCTATACCAATGTCGACGTGACGTTTACCTATAGCGGCGTCAGCTATCTCGCCCATTCGATCCTCATCGACGGTCTCAAATACAAGGCGTCCGTCGGTCTCGAAGTCGATCAGCAGCAGATTACCGTTTCGGCGCTCGCCACCGACACGATCACCGGCGGCGCGCCGTTCCTGCAAGCGCTGCGCGACGGCGCCTTCGACGGCTGCGAGATCGAGCGCGATCGCGTGTTTTTCTCCGACCGCATTGGCGGCACGGCGATCGGGGCGGTGACCTTGTTCAAGGGACGGCTCGGTACGGTCGATCAGATCGGCCGCACCAGCGCCAAGCTCACGGTGAATTCCGACCTGGTGCTGCTCGACATCGATATGCCACGCAATATCTATCAGCCGACCTGTCTGCACACGCTTTACGATTCCGGCTGCACACTGATCAAGAATGCATTCGGCACAACCGGTACGGTGGGTACGGGCTCGACTGCCGGCGTGATCGTCTGGTCCGGCGCCGATACCAATTTCCAGCAGGGTTCAATCACCTTCACCTCCGGCGTCAATGCCGGCGTAACCGCCAATGTCAATGCTGTGGCTGCCGGCGTGTCGCTTACGCTCGGCTATCCGCTGCAAAGCGTCCCGGCGCCGGGCGATAGCTTCACCGTTTATTACGGCTGTGATCACACCCCCGGCACCTGCCAAGCGAAGTTCAATAATCTGTCGAATTTTCGCGGCTTTCCTTATGTCCCGCCGCCGCAAATGGCGGTGTGAGTTTGCGTCAGGCGCCGGATTTTGGGCGCGTCAGGCATTCGAGGAAGTTCCATGATGGACGTCGAGGTCGCGCAACGCGCCGCCGTCGTTGCCGAGGCGCGCTCATGGATCGGCACGCCGTATCACAACTGCGCGGACATCAAAAGCGTCGGCGTCGATTGCGGCATGCTGCTGGTCCGCGTCTTTGTCGATTACGGTTTATGCGCGCCGTTCGATCCGCGACCATATCCGGTCGATTGGCATTTGCATCGCAGCGAGGAGCGCTATCTCGGCTTTGTCTTCGATCGCGGACAAGAGGTGCGTCCGGCGCAGCCCGGCGATATCATGGTGCTGCGCTACGGCCGCTGCTACTCGCATGGCGGCATTATCGCTGCGGTAAGTCCGCTCACTCTGGTGCATGCCTATTATCCGGCGCGCCGGGTCGTCGAAGAGGAGGTCGCGCGCAACGCCGTGCTTGCCGACGCGGCCCGGCAGCCGCGCTTCTTCAGCCTGTGGGCTAGGGATCGCGTGAGCTATCAGCAAGCCAAGAGTGCGTCATGAGCATCTTCCGCGTCGGTGCCAAACAGCAGGCCGTGCCGCCGGACTATACCGGCCTGCAGATTCAGACGGCCGTCAATGCTTTGCCGATTCCCATCGTATGGGGCGAGTCCAAGCTCGCGCCGAACGTGGTCTGGTACAATAACTTTCAATCGATTCCGCAGCAGAACGGCGGCGGCGGCGGCAAGGGCGGACTATTCTCGACCGCAACAACAACCGGCTACGACTACACCGCGTCGATCATCATGGCGCTGTGCGAAGGCCCGGTCGTCGCCATCAATCAGATTTGGCGCGGACAATCGGTCTACACGCTTGCTGGCCTCGGCCTGTCGCTGTTTACCGGCACGACGCCGCAAACGGCATGGAATTATCTTGCCACGACCTATCCGGCGCAGGCCCTTGCCTATCAAGGAACGGCTTATCTGTGTGCGGCCAATTACGATCTCAGCGACTCGGCGACGCTGGACAATCATAATTTCGAAGTGCAGGGCTTCTTCTACGGCAGCGGCGCCAACGGCGTCGACGCCGATCCGGCGAAGGCCGTTGGCGACTTCCTCACCAACGCTCAATATGGCGTCGGCTTTCCAGCGGGCAGCATCGACGCCACCACGCTTTACGGCTCCGGCGGCGACGCGTCGTATCAGACTTATTGCGCCGCCATCGGGCTCGCGCTATCGCCGGCGCTCAACGATCAGGAGCAAGCCTCCAGCATTCTCGCCCGTTGGCTGAACCTCACCAATACCGCGGCGGTGTGGTCAGGGGGGCTCCTGAAACTCATTCCCTATGGCGACGCCGCGACGTCGGTGGGGGCTGTGCAAACGACGACGATCGCCGTGACCTTGCCGGCAGCCGGGACGTTTATCACGCCGACGCCGCAGGTCTACGTGACACCGCCGTCGCGCTTCGTCGCCGATCTCGGCGTAAAATATTCCGTCAGCGGCACCGCCTTCAGCTTCATCGGCTCCGCTACGCCGTCGGCCGCCGGGACCTATGCCATTTCGCCGAGCGGCACCTACGTGTTCGCCGCCGCCGACGAGAATGCCGGCGTCACCATCGGTTATCAGTACACCACCGCGTCAAGTTTCGCGCCCGATGTGACGCCGCTCTACAATCTCACCGACGACGATTTCAAGGCGGAGAGCAACGAAGACCCGCTGCAGGTCACGCGCTCGGATCCCTATCAAGCTTATAATGTCTGGCGTCTGGAGATCGCGGAGCGGGTCAACGCCTATAATCTGACGACGGTGGAATCGCGCGACCAGAACGCCATCGAGCTCTACGGCATGCGCATCGCCCCGACCGTCACGGCGCATGAGATTTGCGATCCCAATGTGGCGCTGATCGCCGGCCAGTTGATGCTGCAGCGTTCGGTCTATATCCGCAACACCTACAAGTTCCGGCTGTCCTGGGAATACTGCCTGCTCGATCCGATGGACCTGGTGACCGTGAGCGATACCGTGCTCGGCCTGTCCAATGCGCCGATCCGCATCGTCGAGATTGAGGAAGACGAGAACGGCTTCTTGCAGGTGACGGCCGAGGAGTTTCCGCTCGCGTGGCGACGGCGACGCTCTATGCGACGCAGCCGGTGTCGAACAGCCCGATCAACCGCAATCTGGTGCCCGACCCGGTCAATGCGCCGATCATGTTCGAACCGCCCGCGGCGCTGGTCGGGGCGACCGCGCAAGTTTGGATCGCGGCGTCGGGCGGATCGGGCGGCATCGCTGATCCGATTTGGGGCGGCGCCCTGGTCTGGCTGTCGCTAGACGGCTCCTCGTATTTTCAGATCGGCACCATCGTCTCGCCGGCGCGCCAAGGCGTGCTGACCGCAACATTGCCGGCATTTACCGGCACCAATCCCGATGCCGTCGACGATCTGGCGGTGAACTTGAGCGAGAGCGGCGGTGTCTTGGCGAGCGCCAGCGCGCTCGACGCCCAGCTCACCAACACGCTGTCGATCGTCGACGACGAACTTTTGTCCTACGAAACCGCGACGTTGACCTCGGCCAGCAATTATTCGCTCGCCACGATCTATCGCGGCCTCTACGGCACGGCGGCGTCGGCGCATGCGAGCGGCGCGCCATTCGCGCGCCTCGACAATGCGATGCTCGAATACGACCTGCCGCCGCAATATGTCGGGCAGACGCTCTACATCAAGCTGCAGAGCTTCAACGTGTTCGGGGGCGGCGTGCAGGATTTGTCGAGCTGCGCCGTCTACACCTATACGCCGAGCGGGGTGGCCATCGATCATCCGGTGGCGCGCGCGCTTCTGGTGTCGACCTCGTTCGATTTCGGCGCGGTGACGGCGTCGGACACGACGACCGACGACTTCGGCGCGCCGCCAAGTCTTACCGTCGAGCTCGACGTCAATCTCGGCACGGCATGAGGATTTTGACTGATGACCACTGCGGTTCAGGTTCAATACCGGCGCGGCGCCGCGAGCCAGGTGGCGTCGTTCACCGGCGCGCAAGGCGAGCTCGTCGTCGACACCACCAATAATCGCGTTGTCGTGCAGGACGGCGCCACCGCCGGCGGCTTTGCCGCCGCCAAATTGACCGACCTCGGCACGGTCACCGGCCTGCACGGCTCGACCATCCAGACCGGCGTGCTCGAAGACCTGATAACCTGTTCCGGCGCATCCTCGGTGTCGACGGTGACAATCCCCAATCGCGCCATCGTTTGCGCGGTGTCGACCTATGTCGTGACGGCGATCACCGGCGCGACGTCGTTCAATGTCGATGCCACGACAAGCGCGAGCGGCGGCACCGGCACCACGGCGGGCCAATTCGGCTCAAGCCTCGGCATCGCCCCCGGCGCGAGCAATTGCGGCGTCATCGGCCCGACCGCCTGGTACGCCACGTCCACAGTCAAGCTCACGGCCCAAGGCGGCAGCTTCACCGGCGGCACCGTGCGGGTTGCGATCCAGTACATTTTATGTGGCGTGCCGACGGGTTGATCGCGGCGCGCCGACCACGCGCGCCGACCGCGCGCTTCTAACTCTCTGCAAAAACCAAAAGGTGATCCGATGCGAGTGATTCTCGCCACGGCGATCTATTGCGTTTTGGCTTGTACGGCCGCCGACGCGCATGGCGGGCGCATTCATCGCGGCCTGTCACCCGCCGCGATGCTCGGGCCCGGTCTCATTCACATGCTGCAAAGCATGACGCGACCCCGCGCGTGGTGCGGCTGGTATATGCGGCAAATCGAGCATGTCGCAGATCCGGCCTTCAATCGCGCCGTGGAGTGGGCGCATTACGGGCATCGCGCAGCCGCACCGGCACCCGGCGTCATCGTCGTGTGGCCGCATCACGTCGGCGTCATCCGCGGCGGTCCCGATGCCGCCGGCGACTGGCTGATCGAATCCGGCAATGACGGCGGCACTGTGCGCACGCGCTTTCGCTCGCTCGCCGGCGCCATTGCGCTCCGCAGCGGCGGAGATCGGCAATGATCGATCTCGCCAAGCTGAAAGCCGCCAACGCCGCGCGCTGGAGGGCGATGCGCGCCGATCCAGCGCTTGCCGCCACTTTCGCGCGCGTCGCGTCGCGGCTCGTCGCCCCGCCGGCCAAGGCGCGCTACGAAATCGTGTCCGCAGAAACCAGCGTGCCCTCGTGCGTCATCGCCGTCGTTCATGAGCGCGAGGCGTCGCAAAGCTGGGCGGCCAATCTGGCGCAAGGCGATCCCTGGAACGCGGTTTCGGTTCATGTGCCGAAAGGGCAGGGGCCGTTCGCCTCCTGGGAAGCGGCGGCGGTGAATGCGCTCGAACGCTCGCCGCCTTACGCCGCGCATTGGGCCGACTGGTCGATCGGCGGCGCGCTGACGCTGCTCGAATCTTACAACGGCCTTGGTTATGCGCAGCGCGGCGTGCCGTCGCCTTATCTGTGGGCCGGCACCGATCAATACGCGTCAGGAAAATACGTCGCCGACGGCCATTACGACCCGCAGGCGATCGATCACCAGTTCGGCTGCGCGGCGCTGCTTTTGCACATGTCGCTCATCGATACGTCCGTGAAACTTGGAGGCGCCGCATGATCCGCAAGGTTGCCATTATTTTTGGCCTCGGCGGCGGCTGGCTCGATCCGCGCGCCGGCGAGGTCTCTCTGCTCGCGCGGCTCAAGGCGCTCGGCCTCACGGTGCCCGATGCGCCGTTCAATTATGACGATGGCCAGGGCGTCTATGAGTTTCTCAAGGAAACTGATTGGCGCGGCATCATCGGCGACAGTTTCGGCGCCTGCTTCGGTCCGCACTATGCCGGGGCCCTCGCGCCGCACACGGTCGACTATCTCGCCGGCTTCCAGCCCTCCATCTATTCGACGCTCGGGCCGGGCCCGATCGCGGTGCCGGCCAATGTCAAGACCGCGCATTGCATCCGCGATCCCGATTGGATCGACACCGGCGGCCTCGGCTACGCCACATGGGTCGCCGCCGATCCGAAGAAAACGCGACTGTTCATCACCGAGCACCGCGGCGCGCATCCGGACGACACCGGCTACGCGCAAGATCTCGTCTTTGCCGAAGTGAAACAACTGACTGGAGCCTGACATGACCGCTTCCGTGATGGTTCCCACCAAATCCGCGTGGCTGTCCAAGATCAATTGGACGCAGGGCGTCTCGAGCTTCGCCATGGTGCTGACGCTTGTCAGCGGCGGCACGCTCAACCTGACTGCCGATCAGCAAACCGCGATGATCGTCACCATCGGCGTCGTCGGCGACATCACCACCTGGGTCATCAAGACCTGGTTCACCCCGACCGTCACGCCGGCATCGGTTAAGCCATGACCGGCTTCCTCGAAGACAACATGCTGCGGTTCGAAGGGCTCGACGATCAGGACATCGCGGCACTCAACGCCGCGCTGCCCGATATTCAAGAGCTCGATGCGGCGCTGGCCGCGCAATGGCCGCGCATCGTTCGCGTGGCCCCGGTCCTCTTACGCATCGCTAACAAGTTCATCGCCAAACAGAAGGAACTCAAGTCATGAGCTTTGCCAGCGCAGTTGCAGCAGTGGAAGCCGATATCGGCAAGGGCGAGCAGTGGGTCGTCAGCGAAATCGCGAAGGGCTGGCAAGCGCTGCAAACGGCGGAGCAGACCGCCGCCCTCGACGTGGAGAGCCTGTTCGCATGGATCGGCGCACACCAGCAGGATATCCTGACGCTGTTTCAGGGCGTCCTCACCGACCTGATCGCCATCGGCTCGATCATTCCGCAAGCCGCTCCGGTCGTCGCCACGGCCACGACGGCGATCGATGCCGCCACGGCCGCCGTCGATGTCCTGTCGCAGGGCATCACCGCGGGCTCGACGCCGCTTTCAACCGTTGCCAATGCCTATCAGTCGGTGAAAAACGCGCAGACCGCGGTCAACGCCGTGCTCAAGGCGGGCACGAGCCAGCCGGTGACGACCGCCGCCGCCAATACCGCGGCCAGCACGGCGGCGTCGTCCTAACGAGGAGGCGCAGACCGACGTTACGCGATTTGCGGCGCTCGGCTGAATGAGGAATCTGGGCGAGGAGGCAATGGCCGGCAAATTAGACGAGATCAGCCGCGCGATCGGCGCGCTGGAGACGAGCGTCGACGAGCTCAAACGACGGCTCGACGAAAGCCGCGAGACGCAATCGCGCCGCCATGCCGACAATGCGGCGGCGCTGTGCGAGCTCGCCGACAAGCTCGACCGGCACGCCAGCGCCGTGGCATTGATCCAGCCCGCGGTGGCCGCGCTCGAATTGTCGCGCTCGAAACTGGCGACCTGGGCCTCGATCGGTCTCGCCGGCGTTGTCGTTCTTGGCTGGATCGTCGAGGCAGGGGTGAAATGGGCGGTGGCGCAATTCTTGGCGCATTTTCAGTGAGCGATGGGCCGCGCAGTATGAAAAATTGAAGCCACCGCAAAGATAAAACAACCGGACACGCCGTACATTATATGTGGACTTCGCCTCGCTGGCTTGGCCGGCGGGGCGTTTTTTTTGCTTCGCGCCGCGGGCTGGCAATATCCGCAAACGATGCAAATCGACTCCACATCACCGGCCGCGCCTTTCGTCCGGAAAGCTCGGTGGCGGGCAGCACGGTGAGATCGAGCGCACTCCGCGTCGGGGCAGGGTTGGCTTTCAGTCCGACCGTGCTCGTTCCCCAGTCGCCGCAGTCGAGCGTGGTATATTTGATCCATTGGCGTAAGCCGCGGTTGTGCCGCAACTCACGGCGGATGCGCAGGCCGAAATAGCCGGTGTGGGTGTTGTAAAATCCCGGCGACTTGCCGCGCGCGCGGCCGTGGCCGTGCACGAAGCGCAGCCGTGCCGCGCCCATCTCCCACGCCTGCTGGACGATGGTCATCATCGGCAGCCCGATGAAGTCGGCCGGCCGGTAACCGTGCAGGTCGATCTTGGCAAGGAGTGGGTTGGCAGGGTCTGCCGACATCGCCGGCCTTTCCAGGGATGATGCCTACGCCGCGAAGCAGCGCAAAAGCTGGCTGGGGTAGCTGGATACGTTTGAACTTTGTGTGTCGCGCCGAGCGCGGAATTACGAGCAACATTTGAGGCTATTCAAGAGAATTCCGCAAGCCTTGCACAGCGTTGGACAATAACTAGAACGGACAATCTCCAAAAACGTCGATCTAACTACGCCTTTGGTCCGCAGGGGCTCGCGACATCTTCAACATCCAATCATGGAGAAGACACGTGCTGAACGAACAGCTGCGTGAGCAATGGCGTGTGCGCGAGCGCGCCGCGCCGATTTACCCGGTTATGACTTTCGCGTCTGACGGGCTCGTGCTGGGTGCCGGCACGGTACTCCTTCAGGCGGAGGGGCCACGTCGGCTGCAAAGCCTATGCGGCCAGGAAATGCGGGTGCTCGCCTTGTTGGCCGCGGCTTACGGGAGGGCCGTGGCGCTAGCCGTCTTGGGCAACATCGAACGAGCCGCCAAATCCTGGGAGGACGGCGATCAATGCCCCGCCCATATCCACTTGGCGCACAGCCGTCTGGATGCGCCAAGTGAGGTTAGAGCCGCAGCGTGCCGGTTATTCGTAGCCGAATGCGCGATGAAGGCCGGCATAAGCCCACGCGCCATCTTCCGGGCGCTCAGGATCGGCCGTTCATACGTAGGCGCCGTCGAGAAGGCTTACAACCCTGCGGAGCCGCGCGTTCCCGCCGGCAGCGGCAGAGCAAGCGGCGAGTGGGCATCCGACGGCGCGGAAGCCGGCGGAGCCGACGCCACGGGAGATGAAACAAGTGGCGACGGCGCACAAGGCTCATCTCTGCTCGGCAGAATGTCGTCCCCGGCGGCCAGCTTTCTTGGCGACCTCGACGCGGCCGAGGTGGCCGAGCTTGGCACCTATGCGTCGCGCATTCTCGGCCCGGTTGGCGCTGCTGTCGCGGCATTTGGATTACTGTTCATACCGTCTCCCAACGATGTCCGTGTCGAAGGCGAGGTGCCGGAAATACCTGGACTGCGCTACTCCTGGAACCGCGACGAGACCCAGCTTAATCTGACATACAACGATCCCGACGGTGATCAACGCACCTTCTCTGCGCAATTGGATGGCGATGTATTTCATGACGCGCAGGGCCGAGTTATCGGCCGCGTCCTTTCAGGCAGCACCGTTGCCATAGATGCTGCTGCTGTATCCTCCGATCTGGTCGACGAAGACGAGCCCAGACTTTGCCCGGATATCGCGAAGGACAAACGCACGAATGACCTTGGCCTGGATTACGAGAACTATATAAAGAGTATCGTCAATCCAGAAAATCCGACGCCGCCCTATATGGGGTATGAGCTTTCGAATGTTACCAGAACGGTGTCGTTCGACGACTGTGAACATTCGACCGGTACGATGGTCGAGATTAAGGACGGATACGCGGGATTCTTGGAAAGTGATTGGGGCAAAGGGTTTCTCGCGGAGATATTTTGGGAGCAGGCTATGGACCAGATACGGGCCGCCGGAACGCGGCCCGTTCGCTGGTACTTTTCGCAAAGCGAAGTAGCGGATTATGCTAAAAAGATATTCAGCCAAGTCGACGCTCTGAAAAATATCGAAATCACATTTAAACCCCGGCCCGGGAGAACGAAATGAACACGTGGCCCGTTAAATATTCAGAATTCACATATTCAGTCCGTCTGCCGTTTGCCATTCGTCCGGTGACTCCCGAGTGGTTGGGTTCCAAATTTCTGGAGACACTCGATGCCTTGACGCAGGTCGACGCGAATAATTTTCCAGATTGGGAGGTCGGCGATCTGCCTGCCATAAAGGGATATCCGCTGACGGCCGCTCGGCCGCGCATTGCCGAGATCATCAGCCATAATGTCACGCGCGACGACCTCGGTCTTCCGCTGCCGGAGTCCGGTTACACTGCCGTGGCCCAAACGACGATCGCCGCAAGGTCGCGTCGGATGAGTTTTTGCGCCCGCACGTGGATGGGGCAGGTGCGGCTAGATGCGAGCAATGCAATGGTGGCGCCGGACCCGGCGATCGTGACCTATCCGTTGTTTCGCGCCGCTTTGCTGACCATTAATGCGATTTGGCAGGAGCCTTGGGCCTGCGTGCAAGCGTTCCGATCAAACGCGGTGAAAGTGCCCCTGGTCGGTTCAGATCTTGAGCAGGGTTATACTCTGAAATCTGCCCCGATGATCCCTGCCGACCCGACGTTCCCGGTATCCGTTTTCCATGTCCCTTGGCTCGCCTATCTTTCTCCGCCGCTCGCCTCCAACGTCAAGCTGCCGCCCGAAATCCAGACCGAGCATACCGTCGACGGGGGCCTTCTGATGACCGCGACGGAGGAGAGGCTCGACCCCGATATTCCCGAGCACGCGTGGCGCGCGCGTATTTTGGCCGAGACGATGATCGCTCAGACCGGACTCTTTTCGCGGCGAAAGGCTAACGGGTGGTAA